ATAATAGAACTACCGGTAATTGCTCCAGAACTTATTCTACTATTGAAAGAAGATGAATCGTTTTTATATTGAGACCCACTAAATACATCAAATGATGCAGTTGTTGTAAATGGAAAACCTACTAAGTTTGCTCTACTAACATCTAATGTTGAATCTGTACCTAAATCTACTGTCTTACTAAATGTATCACCTTGTCTGCCTATACCTAATATATAATCATATCCATTAGGAGTTGTACTACCACTCTGATATTCAGTTTGGAATACAACTTTAGTAGAACCATGTGGTAAATTTACAGGAGTTAAGAATATACTTCCTGTTCCTTCCCAACCCGTATCTGCTACTTGTCCGTTAAATTTAATTGAGCCTGATTGTACGTTTAATAATACACCACCCCAACTTCCTGTTTGTAAAAGTGTTTGTGTTCCTAAGAATGAGTTACTACCTGTTGTTGCAAAACTTCCGGTATATATACTTCCACCACCGCCAGGTATTGTTACTGATGCTGTTCCACTACTTACTGTTGCAGTTACACCAGCACCTATAAAATTAAATGATGTTGCATCTCCTAATATACTTCCTTCCTCTTGTACTGATACATTTCCACCTGCTGAATTGATTCTACTATCGAAAGAAGAAGAATCATTCTTATATTGAGAACCACTAAAGGTTTGTAATAAACCAATTGATGAACTATTATTACCTATGTTAATACTCTGAGTTGCATCTGTTTGGAATATACTTGCACTTAATAAATTAACACTAGCCGTTGTGGATAATGTGTTAATTTCGTTTTGTAATCCATCAGTTACTGCTTTAACCGAAGAACTAATAGCGTAAGATGAAGTTGCATTTATTAAACTATTAATTTGATTTTGTTGGTTACTATCAGTTGTATATATTGATGCACTTAATGCTACAACATTTGCACCACTTGCACTAAACGAAGTTGCAAATGCTCCACTAATTGAAGATACACTACTACTTAAAGAAGTTATACTTGCATTGCTTGCACTAAACGAAGTTGCTGCACTTTGTGAGTTTGCAGATATTTGATTACTTTGTGTACTATCTGTTTGATACACACTTGCAGATAAATTATCTACTGAAGATGTTGTAGCAAAATATGAGTTACTTACAATTTGTGATGCAGTAAATGCATTTAATGCTGTAATATCTACTGATTGAGTTGATACATTTACACCATTAAGGGTTAAACTACCAACTACTTTAACACTACCGCTTAGTATTTGTATATCACTTAATTCATCACCCAATTGATTTGAGCCTGATGAATATATTACTGATGCTGTTTCGTATATCGTTGTTAAGTTTATTATTGTTGCATTTGTTACATATAATGAACTTGCACTAATGTTACCACTTGCACTTATATCACCATTGATAGTTTGATTACCTATGAATGTGTTACTACCTGTCGTTGCGAATCTACTATGGTTAAATGCGTTTGATGCACTTAACTCTGAAATATTATTACTTTGAGTTGCATCTGTTTGATAGATACTACTACTTAATGTATTTATTGTTACCGCTACACTCGCACTATTATTTGTAATATTAAAATTACTTGCACTAATAGATGTTGCGAATGAAGAACTATTATTTGTTATTGCGTTACTTTGTGTACTATCTGTTTGATATATACTACTACTTAATGCCGTTACATTTGCAGAACTTCCTGTGATAGAAGCTGCTAATGATGCACTATAAGAACTTGCACTTTGAAATGCTCCCCACGCTGATGCAGAAGCCTGTGTTATATTTACACTCTGAGTTGTATCTGTGAAAAATAAACTTTGAGATAATGCTGTTGTTGCATTAGATGCTGTTAGGGCGTTTGCTGTAATCTGAAAACTCTGAGTTGCATCTACTTGATATGCCGATGCACTATTATTAGTTATATTATTACTTTGAGTTGCATCAGTTTGAAATATAGATGAACTTAATGTATTAATTGAAGCGGTTACTGATGAAGTAGTTGCAAATATATTGTATGCTACTATCTGAGCTGATGAACTGACTGTTCCTGCTGGTATAGATGAACTTACAATAGCTATAATTCTTGTATCAAATGAACTACTATCTGCTTTATATTGAGAGCCACTAAACGTTTGTAATAAACCTACTGATGCACTAATACTAGCAGTAAAATCATTTGTTGATTGTGTGTATGAGTTAAAAGATGCAGTAGTTGCAAAGCTTCCTGTATATATTGTACTACCCGTTGCTGCTGTTATCCTGCTACTAAATGAAGCTGAATCAGTTGTATAGGTATCTTGATTGACAGTATTACCAATTGTAGATGTATTATATTGTCTTAATATATCAGGAGTAATTGCGCCCGCGTTATTATTCGGAAACGAACTCTGATTTAATGCTTCTAATTGTTGTTTAGTTAATCCCATATCTTTATGTTATTTTTATTATTATTGTATTGGTATTCCTATATCAAACCCATCAGAGAACCCAATACTAAATGCTCCTCTTAATGCGAAATCCTGTGAAGACTCAATTACACCAACACCTTGCTGTATTAGAGCACCTTCACAACATTTTCTGCTGTAAGTGTTTGAATGTAAACAAAGACAACTTCTTCTGCTATTCTTAGGTGAACTTAAACCTCTCGTTGGTCCAATGTAAATACCGGAGTTAATTAATGCTCCAGCTCCTTTACCTCTTATTGTACTCCAATCTATTGACATTTGAATGTGTTTGTATAGATAACAAACACCTAAACAAATTTTATTGTAACTTAGCTTTAGCCAACATTTCGTTGTGAATTAAATCTTCTACTAATCCTTTATCACTTCTGAATGCTAATAGTAGTAAACATTGTTCTAATGGCAATGCTACTACTTCACCAATCTTAGTAATATCATTATTTGTTAGAGAGATGATTGCTGAATAACTTCCCCACTTTCTTGCAAAACTTGCCTGATGTTCTGAGGAATATCCGTGCTCGTCCCCAAAGATTTCAGGATACCGCTCAATAAGTCCCTGGACAAAGTAAAAAAAAACCACCACGCACCAAAGTGAATGTCCATTCCTAAATCTTTAAAGAATTCCCATTCTTCTTCGCCAGTGTACGGAGCAACCTCATATAACTTACCTACTCTCTTTGTGATTGGTCTATAAAGAATTGCCATAACCTTTGCCCAATCCTCTGTAATACCTGCTGATGTGTATTTAGTAATATCTAAGTATGCACCATATTCTATTTTAGATAAGTTAGGATAAAACCCATACTCAACACCTTTATAGAAAAAAGATTTTACTAATGGTAATTCAGTATTGCCTGAAAATGCAATCAAATCATTTTTAATTTTCATAAATGTTTCAGTATCTAACTTAAACATTATTTCAGGATCTATATTACATAAGTGATAGAACATAGTTGCTAATATTGCATCTTGCTCACCTTCGTATGCTTTTAAATCTGAACTTAACTCTAAATACTTACTCAATGGTATTGCTGACCAATTGGTTGGAACTTCTATTAGGATTTCTTTTTTCATATTATGCTTGGTATGTGTTGTTTGTAAATGCTTGTGATAACAAATATAATTTCTGTGTAAGTTTCTTTGTCTTAGATTCTTCGTTCTCTAACTTAGCACTCATTGCTATTACATTTGCTCTCATTGATTCGTTTGCTTCTAATAGTTCTCTACATAAATGAAACACTTGCTCTATCTCATCTATTGTATAATCTTTATCGTTTATCTTTATCATATTAAAATACGTTTATGGTATATTTTCCTTTGTTTACTGCCTTCTGTGATAGTTTCATCATACCAACATATCTTACCGCATCTATTAAGTGGTCTAATCCTCCTTCGGGTGAATCAGTTGCGTATCCGTGCTTATCTACACTCCATTGATAACCATAGAACTCATTGATTAAATTCTGAGAACGTTTAGTTAGATGTATTTTATAATTCTGTAATACACCGATACCAAACTTAATACTATCTGGTCCTTTCTTAACTGCTTTGGTATTCAATCCACTTCTATATAGTTCTTCGATAAGACGAGGTTCTGAACTGTCGCACCATATTTCTTCTCGCTCTATTCCTAACTTTTTTAATTTAGTTACTATATCAGATGTTACTAATCCTTTATCGTATAACATTTCTTCTAAATACAAATCATTACCATTTTTAAATACCGATACTAATGTAGTAGGGTCATTACTAAAACCAAAATCCATTCCCATTGCCACAAACTCACCTTCAAACTCATCGACAATATCAAATTCAAATATCGCTCTATCATTGGGAGCAAATTCACCTTTACCATATATCTTCCAATATTTAGGATTCTTTGTTTCTAATTCCTCAATTGCTTTTATAACTGATTGTTCTAAGTAGATGTTATCTCTGTATGTGGTAACGTATCTATCACAATCTTGCATTTGTCTAAGCCAATGATAGGGTGAGATAGTAGGATTGTATGCGAGTATGATACGGCCAGTAGTTCTGATAGATAATTGGAAATAAGATTCTTCATCAATCTCTGAGGCTTCGTCCACAAATAGTATATTACTTTTGATACCACGTAACTTATCAGCATCATCAGTAGAAATAAACTGAATACTACTATCATTAATTTTATAAATCCTATCAGTAATGTTGAAATTGTTTTCATTCCAAATGTTTAATGATTTTAATATATCGATAAAATCTTTCATTACCGTTCTCTTTAAGCTTGGAATTGTTTTACGAACTATTGTAATTGTTTGAGATTCCTTAACTGCTTCTGTTATTAGATATTGTAGTATTGCGTATGTCTTACCACTTCTCGTTCCGCCAATGTGCTGTGTTACTCTATTCTTTGCATCTAAAAGATGTTCATATGTTATGGTTGTGTTAATCGTTACTTCCATCGTTAGAACCACTTTTATTTATGTTAATACTAATCTGTTGTATCTTTTGTTCTATCTCTGCTTTCATTTCAATTCTACTCATCTTAGGAATATGAAACTCCATTAACTTAATTGCTAAATCAACTGCTGCCTTTGGGTCCTCTTTAATTAACTTATCTAATATAGCCGGCATATTATCCAATACTCTATTAGTTGCTCTCGCAATACTTAACTTCATTTGTTCGGTTGACCTATTAGGTGCTCCCGGTGGTCTTCCCTTTCCGTATTTATGTCCTAATTCAAATCCCATATTATATTATTTGCACATTATTTTAATGTATATATGAATATATAACAACTTACTCTGCATTTTGTGTTGAAGGACTTTGTTCTTCTTTTTCTTTTAACTCTTTGTACAATCGATTATATTCTCTTTCTAATTCGTCTAATTCTTCTATACCTAATGTACTTTTAATTTGTTCTACGATGTTTTTAATTTCTTCTTGTTTCATAGGAATGGATTTTCTATATTTTGTTTTAAATACTCTTTTACTTTTTTAATGTGTATAAAGGATGTGCTATTACTAATGCCTATTGTTTCTGATAATTCTTTTAGGGTCATTTGAGGATTTGTTATCCAAAAGATTTCATATAACTTACTACTCGTCCACATATTAGTATTATGTAAGTTTTTTACTTCTATTAGTACTTGTTCATATGCTCTATCTAATTTCTCATCGAACTCTATATTGTATTCTGAATCTACTATATTATCTTTGATGTCCG